ATGTTAACCAGTTACCCGTTGTTCCTACAATGGTTGAGGCTACTGGCTACACTATTGTAGTAGCTGACTCTAAAGAAGGTTGGTGTGAAGCTTATAAAATGCTTATTGGAATGTTGTATGAGGGTATTATTCCTAAATGGGATGTGTCGCTCGTTCGTCCAGCAGGTGCGCCACTTAAAACATTCGGTGGTCGTGCCTCAGGTCCGGGTCCACTGATTGACTTGTTCCAGTATACAGTAGATAAGTTTAAAGCTGCTCAAGGTCGTAAGCTTAAGTCTATTGAAGCCCATGATATTATGTGTAAAATCGGTGAAGTAGTTGTGGTAGGTGGTGTACGTAGGTCAGCCATGATTTCTCTTGGTGACTTGGGTGACTATGATCATGCCACGGCTAAAGCAGGTGCATGGTGGGAAAACCATGGTGAACGTGCATTAGCTAACAACTCAGCAGTATACAACAGCAAACCTTCTATCGGTGAGTTCATGAAAGAATGGTTAGACATTTATAACAGCCACTCAGGTGAACGTGGTATTTTCAACCGTGAAGCTTCTCAAGTACAAGCCGCTAAGTGGGGTCGCAGAGATCCTAAGGTTGACTATGGTACTAACCCTTGCTCAGAGATTATCCTAAAGCCATATCAGTTTTGTAATTTGTCTACCATAGTAGTGTCTCCTGAAGATACTGTTGAGTCACTCAAAACTAAAGTTCGCTTGGCTACTATCATGGGTACTATGCAGTCTACACTGACTGATTTCCCTTATCTTCGTGATGTATGGCGTACTAACACCAACCAAGAACGTCTCTTGGGTGTGTCTATGACTGGTATCCTTGACAACCCTTATCTCCGTGGTAGTACTCACTATCCACTAAGAGACCTTCTTGAAGAGCTTCGTGATGTAGCCCGTGAAACTAACAAAGAGTGGGCAGCTATCTTAGGTGTACCTGAGTCAGCCGCTATTACCTGTGTTAAGCCTGAAGGTACTGTGTCACAACTTACACAGACATCCAGCGGTATCCATGCTGGACATGCTAAGTATTATATCAGACGTATTCGTCAGGATAAGAAAGATCCATTGACTCAGTTCTTGATCTCTCAAGGTATCCCTAACGAAGACTGCGTTATGAAGCCTGATCAGACTACTGTGTTTAGCTTTCCACAACACTCACCAGGATTTACTCGTGAAGATCTTACAGCTATTGAACACCTCAATATCTGGTTGACATATCAGCGTTACTGGTGTGAGCATAAGCCCTCAGTAACTATCTCAGTTAAAGACCACGAGTGGATGGAAGTAGGAGCATGGGTATATGAACACTTCAATGAATGCACAGGTATTTCTTTCCTCCCTGATGACGGTGGAACATATCGACAAGCTCCATATGAAAATATTGATTTGTCAGTTTATCATCGCCTCAAAGATACATTACCTGTTATTAACTGGGATTTGTTTTATGAAGACCGTGACAATGTGGAAGGTGTGCAGACTTTAAGTTGCACCGCAGGAGGATGCGAGATTTAAATGAAATGCAAAAATATAGGATGTCATAACGAAACTACAGCTTATTCTATTAATAACCCTAATAGAACAGGAAAAGAATATAGTGCTCGCTACAAAGAATGTAATACCTGCAGACACCTAAGATCTAAATACAATATTACTTCTCCAGAAAGAGATAGGCTTATTGAAGATCAAGATGGTTGCTGTGCTATTTGTAATACACCAGTAGAATTAGATGGCAAAGCAACTAAACAAAGTGCTGTAGTAGACCATGATCATATTACAGGTAAAATAAGAGGTATTCTCTGTGGTCAATGTAACAAAGGTCTTGGTATTTTTGGGGATACTCTTGAAGGTTTAAACAAGGCAGTTAAATATTTAGAAAGTAAACAATGAACGATACCAAAGAAAAACCACGTACATCAGTAACTATTGACCATATCATGTCTAAGATTGAGAAGTCAGTGTATACTCTGCTACCAGAAACCACAACAACTATCTGCCAAGTGTTCATGAAGAACGGTTACGTAGTCATTGGCACAAGTGCCTGTGTGGATAAGTCAAGGTACAACCAAGCCCTTGGAGAAAAGTATTCGTTTGAAAATGCTATTGACCAGCTCTGGTCTCTTGAAGGATATCTGCTTAAAGAAGAACTGTTTAAAGGTAACTAATGAAACTACTTAAATTCTCTGCAGCATGGTGCCAACCATGTAAGCAACTAGACAAAGTTCTTAAAGAAGCTTTACCTGAATACCCTGAGATTGAATTAATTAATATGCCTATCGAAGATAATAAAGATTCAGTATCATACTACGGTATTCGTTCAGTGCCTACAATGATTATTGTAGATAGTAATGATCAGGTATTACGTACATCAGTAGGTTTTGACGCTAATAAGGTAAGACCTTTCTTAGCAGGTACCTAATAGATAAAGCGGGGTAGCTCAGTAGAAGAGCGATGGACTCATAATCCATAGGTCAGGGGTGCGACTCCCTTCCCCGCAACCATCGGTCCGACTCTACCGTTACGGAGTCACAGACATAATGACAGTGGTATAATTCAACTGGTAGAATCGAGGATATATAAGCCTCGGAATGTGGCGTTCGAATCCCACTACCACTCTCTAATCAAGGACACAACATGGCTAAACAAAAACACCCCAGATATTATTCAAGGAAATTCCTTAATAAAAGCAAGGGTACAGCGTTAATAGAATCAAGCGTAGATATCAGCCCATACTCTATGGACGGTACTATCTGTATATCTGACTGCTATCGTAAGGTAGAGCTTGATATGCACATATATGATAAGAAATCTTTAAAAGAAAAGTATGATAAATTGGAATTACTAATTAAAGAATTAACTTTATTTAAAGACTTTATTGATAATAATGCAGACTATTATTTTGAATTAAAGAAAAATAATAAACCAACTAGTCTAGCCGCATTATTAAGCGAGGAAGATGATGATTAATAAACACGATATTGAGGACTTGTGTCCTGATTATTATAAAACTCCTGAAGAAACCTTATATGACGACAGAGCCTATTGGTACGATATTGAGCTACAAGGCTTAAAATTACCTGAAGTATGGGGTAAGTATATCCTAGGTGAAAACGTTAAGTCCTACGAGTTTAATCTTAGTAAAGGCTATTATGGGTAAGGGTAGTAGTAGACGTAGAGAGAATGAACAGCTGGTAAGAGACAACTGGGATGCTATATTTGGTATTAAAAAGAACCCTGAGACTCTACAGGAACATATCTGGAATGATAAAGTAAGAGCATATCAGTCAGATATTGAAAAGAAACTAATTAAAGGAAATAAATATGGCAATGACACCACCTCAACCCAAAAGTAATAATTTGATTACAATGCTTACACAGCTTTATGCTGATAACTTTGTGACATACTACAAGTCTCATGGGTATCACTTCAATGTGGAAGGCCCTATGTTTGCTCAAGATCATGCTCTTTTAGAAGAGATCTATGACTTCTTGTGGGCACAACATGATATGCTTGGTGAACAGATCCGTCAGATGGACAAGGGAGTACCATGCTCTCTTAAAGAAGTTCTTAGTATGACTGATATTGCAGAGTGTGATAATGCTAGAAAGCCAAGTAAAGAAATGTTTACATGGCTAAATCAAGACTTTGATGATTTAGTTGATCATGCTCAAAAACTGTATGATGAAGCTGATATACAATGCTATGGTGGCTTAGCTACACTTGTTGGTGACTATATTAAAGACTTGTCCAAGCTTAACTGGAAAGTCAAAGCAACACTTGGAAAGAGTTTTAAATGAAAAGTTATAACGTACAAGCCTTAAGAGGTCATGATTATGATGACCATGACTTCCAAATTGATATGCGGGATGTAGGTATTAATATTCCTGACAATGTTCTTTATACTAAAGACCTTGGTCCTTATGTAATTAATGAAGTATATAAACAAAGTTCAACAGGTTTAACTGATGTTCTTAACGATAAAACGGGTATGCCTTACACCAAGACAGAAGCTCAAGAGCTTGCTAGTAATAATCGTAAGCAAGCATTAGACATGTATAATCAACTATTGAAATAAAAAAAAAAAAAATAACCCCTATTAGGAATTATCCTAGTAGGGGTTTTTTATTTGTCAAGTAAAGAAGTAAATTAATCCTTTTTTACCTCGTGATACAAGTTCTTTTAAGAATGAATCACGCATACCTTTATATTTTAAATTATCCCAAGCATCAACGCCTTGGAGCTTATCATTAAAGTTATAAAAATCACTAATAGCTTTTACTAAAGCTCTTGCTTGTTGAGATGTTAAACGTGTAGACTCGGGTCTATTAGGACCTGGAGGTATATAACCAGAAGATTTACTTTCAAGAAATTGCTTTAAAGTCTTTTGATATTCTGCTAATTCATTAGGCTGTTTATCTTTTAACCACTTATATTCACGATCAATAGTAGTAAAGATACCTTTGTAAGGTGATCCTGGACCAACAATAATCTCATTAGAACTCATCATCTCAGGTAAAGCTTCTCTAAGTTGTTTACGGAAATCAAGAGAAAAACCCTTAGCCATATTCCAACTAAACACATTAGGGGCTACAATATTATTAGCTACGTAATGAACAAATGGGTAGCTCATAGAGTCAACAATAAAGTTATCAAATACAGGAATAATAAAGTTAGAATTCGCTGGTGTTTTATTACCATTAAGTAACCTTGCTGTCTCAGCAACAATAATTGACTCACGATATTGACCGAATGTAGGACCAACTTGGTTAACTGCTCCAGAACCTTCTTCAGGTATGAACAATGAACCATCGTCTAGCCTTAAACCTTTAGCCTTAGCAGGAGCTAAAGGATCAAACATCCTCATAGTCTCCATAATACGTCTGCGTTTACCTTCTGCACCTTTGATTTGAACAATATTACCTGTAGGCTCAGTACCAAATCTACCAATAGAAATGTTTTCATTGTAGTAACCAATTGGTTTAGGTACTCGACCAAACATCTGTAAGAACTTAACCATCTTCTTAGGCAACACATACTGCCAAGCGTCTGTTGTTTGTTTTAAAGTTGCTTTATAAATCTCATTGATGTCTTTGGCTAAAGCATCTACATCACCATTATAAAACTTTACTGCTTCATCTCTAAATTCAGGGTGACTCTTTAAAAAGGCTTTAGCTTCTGCAATGTGAAAGTTAGCTGGCTTACCATAGTCAGTGGTCATCAAGACTTTCTTTGAAAAGTCTTTGTTGAACTGCTTATTACCAGCAACTCCTGCACCACCATATTTAGCAAGCAACATTTTAAATTTATCAATCTTCTCTTGTTTAGCATCACCAAAAGCAGCAGAGATACCTGTATCTAAAGCTACAGTTGTAAAGTAGTATCGTGGATCACCCTTTTCATTAGGTAATGTATCAGTAAAGAAATCGTCTACTCTATCAACAAACTTATCCCATACTAATCCAACACGACTTAAGATATCCATGTTACCAACGTCAGCGGCTAAGAACGAACGACCAGCAGAGTTCATATCAAGAGCTACAGTAACTCGTGGTGTGAAAGGTGTACCATTCATTTTTGCATCTAAATAGTTAGCTGCATCAAGATACGCCTGAAGCTTATAACCCCAGTCGTCTCTATCTGCTTCTTTAAGGAAGTTATCTAAAGCACCTTTCTGAGCAGGAGTAAGCTTATCAATAAGACCTTCTGGTTTACCAAGAGCATTAACAACTTCACGAGTGTTATTAGGTACAATACTACGTAACAATCTACCTTTTGCAGCTGCTTCAGCAATAAACATTGGTGTTACTGTTTGTAACAGGTCAGGCAACAATATAGATTCAGATGACATACCAACAGACCTACTTGAATCAAGTACACGACCAAGTGTTGTAAGGAAACTTAATTCTTTTTCATCTGCTGACAAAGTAAAATTACCATTTCGAGCTTTACCTGCAATCCTGCTAAAGAATCCTTCAGCAGTTGCTTTGTTAACACCTGTATTATGGAAGTTACTATTAAGCATAATAGGAGAAGACTTACCTACAGTTAATGCACGAGTCCACTTATTACGTTGTGGGTTAAAGTCAGTTGCATCTTGATACATACGATGGGTAGCATAGTCTTCCCAATAAGTAGAGAACTGTGGACCACCATAGGCTACGTGTGCTGCCATGTCACCTAATTCAGTTTGAAGATTGCTTACTTTTTGATCAATAATTTCTGCAGATGTTTTGTTTCCATTAGCAGAAGCATCTTGAATATCTTCTTCGGATACCTTTAACAATCCCATAACATCTAATTGTGCTGGGTTCATTGGGTTTTTAACATGACCAAGAATAGCTTCATTAAACAGAGCTGCAAAGTAAGCTTTAACGGGTGAAATAAAGAGTGGTACTTTAGCTACAGCACCTTTGGCTTCAGCCATTTGTTGTGTAACAGTGTACTCTTGTTTCTTTTTATCCATTTCACGGACATCTTGTAATGCACCTTGATAAGCACCTGTTTCAGTAGGAGGAGCCTTTTGAGCTTTACCTGACAATGCACCAGTAACACTACGTTGCATACCTTTACTCTTGTATCTTAAGTCAGCACCTAAGCCTGGACTTAGTCTAAGAATCTCAACACCATCTGGGTTAACATCTTCAACCAAATAACCCTTATCAACTAAAGCTTGAACAATGGTTGCACCAGCAGCCTCATTAGAAATGTTTTGATTAATACGTTCTGTATTACCCCAATAAGTATCACCGACACTTTTTGAAAGCTTTTTAAACAAACGACCTAAACCCTTTTGGACCATGTCACGTTTAAGACCACCATTAACGGCTACCTTATCTAAGGCACCATCACCGTCATCCATTATCAGTTGGTCTAAGCTATCAATATCAGCATTGTCCTCAGCAGACATGATCTCACCGTCTTTTTGAGATGCTGCACCTGATAACATAGGAGCATACAAAATAAAAGAAGTAGTAGCGGCATTACCAATCTGTTTAGTATCTAATCCAGTACCCTGTTTAAGATAAGTAAGACCGTTAAGCTGTGCATTAGATGTTGTACCCTCTTTATATAAGCCTACATCAAGATCATTAAGACCATTAGTAATATTCATAGCAGTACGAATAATAGCACCTGCTTCTGTAGCTTTAACTGCCCCTTCACCGTAAGCAGTTCTGATATCATTTTCATTTTCAAAACGAGAAGGATCAAGGATTTTCCTTACTTCCATTTGCCTGTTACGTTCTTCTTGAAGTTTACTGTAATAGTCTTGATCAGTACTTTCAATAGCAAAGCTATCCATACCAAACCCACCATCTTCTTGTGGTGTTTCTTCTATCATTTCAGGTTGGACATCCTCAGATAATTGCTCTGTAGGTATAATCTCTTGGTCCGTAGGTATAGCCTCTTGTTCTGAAGGCATACGAACATCTGTACCTGCAAGTAACTTTGCATCAGGAGGTAGACCAGAAAGTCTTCTTGGAATAACATATGGAGACTTTTTATATGGAAGAACAAACTCTTCCTCTTCACCAAAGATTGCTGAAGGGTTAGGTATTGCTTCTTGCCGAGGGGGTTGAGCCGCCATACGAGCATTAGCTTCGTTGATCTGTTGTTGAAGCAAATCATCTGCAATACGTGGTATTGTAGGTACGTTTTTGCTTGTGTTAATATTAACTGCCATTTATTCTCCTAGCTCTTTCTGTAAGTATTTAGCGAAAGCGGGACTTGTTCCAACTATGGGAAGCAGCTTCGCACCCTGTTCAATCCGTTTACCTTCTGGTGCCTCTAAAGCTCTTTCAACCTTCTTGATGTATGAGAGCTGTGCGGATTGTTCGGCAATCTTATCTGTGATAGATTTCTTTCTGTTGTCTTCTATCAATGGGAATATCTGATCAAAGATCCGTTGTCCTGAACCTAAGATACCCATTGCATTAATAACTCTTAAAAACTCTTTATTTTCTTTGACCCACTCAGGTGGATGTTCACCATACTTAATCATATCTTTAATATACAAAGAAAGCATAGCCAAAGCAAGCATCATAGCAATAACAGCTGCAGTATTCTTTTGATCATCTGATCCTGACTTACGGATATCAGTTACTAATCTTGGGAGAATATTTGCTGTGAATGCTGATGTATAACCCGTAAATTGAGTAAACAGTTTTAGATAAGGATCACTATAAAACTTAGGTCTATTAAGAATAGTAGGTATAATAACTGCTTCATTAACAAAGTTATATGTAGCCTGTTGTAAATTGTTTATAACATATTTTTCTGTAGATTTAGTATCAGCATTAATAGCCATCATGTATTCATAGTCAACGTTAATACGTCTTAAATGGTCTTTAGCATCTGCTATTTCTTGTTCAGTACCTGTACCTTCAGAAACAACATTCAACCAATTTTGTATAGCATCAGCTGCAATAGCTAATCGAGCATTACGGGTAATAGCTGTTACAGAAGTTAAACCAGTTAACTTAAAGAACCCGTCAGTCCATTTAGAATAATATGACGTTAGAATGTCATTACGATGACCAACACCACCTTCTCTTAGGTATCCTGCTTCAGACAAGTCTGTTCTAATCTTAGCATTTTTAATAAGAACTCTATCAGTAAGCTTGTTACCAATCTCTCTGTACAAAGCACCTATTTCACTGCCTGTACTTTTAAGTAAAGCCAATGTAGCTTTAGCGGCTTGTGGTCTATTTAGGTTACGATATATCTGAGCAAACTCTACTGTAGAACTAACAGCGGCTAATGGTAGTGCAGTAATAGTAGATAAGAAATTAAGAGTGTTCAATGCACCTTTTAAATAAGGATTAGTAATGGCTTTGAATTCACCATTACGCATTGCTAACACATCTTGAATTTCTTTAGCTATAAAACTAGCTTGTACATCATCAATGTCACCATTGTCTTTCATTTGCTGAACTAATGCGGCAAGCTTAGAACCATCTTTACCAATTAACTCTTTATTAGTATTAAAAGCAGCACCCGATGCGGCTAATGAATAAGCGTTATCTATAATGTTATGAGACATATACTGATTAAAGAAACTTTTGACTCCGGGTTGAGCTAGTTTAGCTTCTAACCCTTGCTTATCTTTAATCTTTTCTGCATTACCATTAAGCAATTCATCAAGTGAATCCTCAAAACTATTAACTTGTTTGTTATCTAGTATTGCATTAGTTAATTCAGTTGCATCTGCATAGTTCATACCTAAGTGTTGTTGTAAGTCTCTGACAAACTGACCAGAGTTCTTTGACACAATTGTTTTATCTAATGGTTTAAACTCTAAGAATTGTCTAACAGACAAATCTTTACCTGTAGCTTGATTGTATGCTTTAGTTAAATTACTTATTCTATCAGCATAATCAATAATAGAATCTTTAAAATTACCAAAGTTACCGTAATCAATATCCATCTTATCAGCGATATCTCTGGTAGAAGTAGCAAATAAATCTCTTTTAATACGAGCTAACTCTGATATTGCATTAACAACAGTAGGGTTAGATATAATACGAGAAGCTTCTGTAGCAGATACACCACCAAAAGCAGAAATAAAATTTTCAATGTTACCAAAGTTTTTAAAGATGTTTGACTCTAAAATAGCTTGGTGGTTTTCAATAGAAGCCCCATTAACAGCAGTAGAACTACCTAACAATGTAGATAATGTAGCTGAGTAAATGCTCTTATGTTTAGTATCACTAGTTATAATGTTAGAAAATTTACCAAATAAACCACTAATACCTTTATCTTTTATAGCAGACATTGTTTTAGCATAAACACCTTCAGTCTGTCTTTTAGCAGTCTCAGCAGAAGCTAAAGCATTTAACGATGTTTCAATAGGATTTTTCTCTTGTAATTCTAATGTCTTATCAATAACGTCTGTAGTAGAAGGCATTGTAACAATAGGAGTATCTCCTGAAGCTACACGTTGTTCATTAATATCATTAATATATTTTTCTCTAAACTCAACATCAGTTGATGATCTAGGAACAACATCGCTTGGTGCAGTTAATACTGAATAAGTCTTAAGACCACCAGACAATCCACCACCTAATACAGCACCACCAACAGCCGCATTTGCCAATCTAGATTTTAGCTTTGTCATTTCTTCTGGTGAAGAAGGTAAATCAAAACTACCTTGCTCACCAAAATAACCAGCTAATTCTTGTAGTGTTTCTACACCACTCTCAACCAAAGCACCAGAAGCAGTAGCTCCTCCAATACCTTTTATCTTATTAAGCGTACCACCAGAAATTGTTTTGAAAGCAGTACTAACTTCCTTAACAGACTCAGTCATAGACTTACGTAGCAACTCTTCAGCCGCTTCTTTAGTCATTGTCTTTTGTAGCTCTCTCAATACTAAATCTTGAGTAGCCTGTTTAGTAATGTCTTTACCTTTACCAAGAATAAATGGCAATGATAACTTATCAAGCACTGTCATAGTAAAACCAGCAGCAACAGCGGCAGTTGCATTCTTATTCTTCTGATCGTTGTATACCTGACCTGTGTACATACTAAATGGAATTGATAAAGAAGCACCATAGGTTGCTGGTGAAGCCATAACAGCAACAATACTAGTCAACATTTGAGGAGCAGAAGCAGCTGCACTACCTACAGTCCAATCAAAGAACTTACCTAGTGTATCTAATTTCCACTCACCTTTATCATTAAATGCCTCTGCACTTCTTAATTCAGGTATGTCTCTTAACAAAGAGGTATTTTCATTAATACCTGATTGTGCAAAGTTTTTAAATGATTCGCTACCTGTTTTATCCGCAATAAGATCAAACATACCATACACGCTTTTAGCGGCTTGAAGTTTACCTTGATCCCAACCACTGCTTAAATTAGAAATAGCTTTACCATACCGATCTTCACCTTTTCTGATAATAGATGGACCAGAAAAATACTCGTCAAGACCTTGTTCTTTTGCTTGACCATACATACCAGCAGTATCTGTTTGAAGCTTAGACATCATAAACCCATTAGGGTTACGCTCTTTGTTAAGCTCAAAAAGTAAACTGTCAGCTATTGTAGGTTGCTTATCTACTCTACGTTGAGCACGGTCAAGATTACCCATGTACATAGAGTTGTATTGATCTCTAGTTGTATCGGCTGTTGGATCAACAATACCCATTTCTAATGCTTTGTTAGTAAGACGTCTTCCACTAGGGTCTACTAAATCACCAAGAGTACGTTTATAAGATTTATCTTGTGTAAGTACTGGTGTAGTAAAGTTACCCTCACGAATAACGTCTTCCATCAATCTACTTTGGGTATAGGCACCCGCTTGAGCGCCTTTACTTTTACTTAAATCATCAGGAAGTTTAGCAGTCTCTCTTGCACTAATGCCTTGAAGACGGATGGATTCCCCCGAAGGGGTTACCACGGTATCAGCATCCGTTAATGAGATACCTCCTGGTAAATCTGATTTCCTTGATATTATCTTTCTTAGGTTGTCTAAATATCCATCCATTTATTTTCCTTTATTTACTGTTTAAGTTTAGTTAAACTTGCTTGCATAAATTGTGCAAAGGCTGATTCGTTCTCTGTACCTTTAAATTGTGCACGATGCTTTTTACCGTTAGGACCATTCCATTCAGCAAAAATACCATTTGCAATTTCAGCTTCTTTTGTTGTGTTAACTTTACCTGTCTCTGGGTCTAAAGCTAAAGATCTAACTTCTTTAAACAAAGACGTTAACTTTTCAGCTGGCATTGGTTTATTATCTTTACCAACATTAAGTAATTCAGATGGAATCTTTAAACGTTGTTGCATTATGCTACTCATTATATAAGGAGTAACGTTAGGAATATCTACTCTACCAGACTTTTTATCTGCAATTGCTTTTTCAATTCCCGAGTTAATAACTGATGTGGCTTGCATATACACATCAGGGTTAGACATATCATAACCCGCATTAGCAAGGGCAGATACAACTTGCTGAGTTGCTTGTGTTTTAGTTGGGAAACCTTCCCTATTTGGGTTAGCCTTACCTTGGATGTTATCAGCACCAAACGATCGATCTAAAATTTCTCCAACAGCACTAGATGCTTTCTGAATATTTGCGGAAAGACGTTCAACTATAGCGTTAGGAGAATTCTGTTTCTTATCCTCTCTATAATCTATTAAAGCCTGTTGGAAACCAAACATTTTATTCATACGATTGTCTTGGGCTGTTAATCGCATTGCTTCTTTTTGCATATCCTGCTGATACCTTAAAATATCCCTGTCACGTTCAAACCTCTCTTTGATCTCTTGCATACGAACTGCTTGCTCTGCTTTAAATCTTTCATGTGCAGCACGAGCATTTTCACGAATTATATCACGTTGTTCTCGAGCAGCAGCATCTTCTGCGTTACGAACATCACGAATTTCTTGACCACGAATTTGAACAGCGGCTGTACGAATCGCTTTAGCTTCAGCTTGTGCTTGTGCATTTCGCTTGTTAGAGTCTTCAAAAGCCTGTTTACCTGCATAAGCAAGCGCACGATTTACACCAAACTTCTTAGCACCAACAGCAGTAGAAATAGCCATACGAATAATATCTTGATTATTTAAACCAAGTTCTTCTTTAAAGCCACTGGCAGTAAACAAGTTAGCTAACGAGTCTGTAAAAGACTTTTCTGTCTTTTGTTTTCCAGCTAACTCTTCAACAATTTCAGATACACTACGAATCTTTCTAGCTGCTTTAACAGGGTCTGTCTCAAAATCTTTTCTGAGAGTAGGCTCTATACCAGCGTAAGGGTCTACCTTAGAAGGTACAGTCGGAGTAGTAGTAGTAGTAGGTACAGCCGAAGTAACTGTTGCAGGTGTATTCTGTGTGTTAACCACATCAAGACCAGCTAATTCTTCTTTATTTAATTGATCTGGAGCAACTGCGAGAGGGCTAGTAACAACTGTGGGATTATTAGTAACAGAAACTACATCTGAATCAGGTGATCCTAATGGAACTTTTCTTAACCTATCAGGAATTGCAGGAATAACTGAAACATTAGGAGCAGGTACTGATTTAATTGGAATCGAAGTATCTAATACTACTGGTGGGACTTCTTTCGATGTTATAACTGCATTAGATGGTGTTTGATCCATAACAGGAGTTGTTACTGCAGAAACCATAGGAATATCCCGCATAGGTCTGTTATCAACAGCAACCATATTAGCAAACCGATCACCTTCTTCGGCTCTTCTTTCATCCCAAATAGGGATTGTCTCTGTGCTAGCTGGTTGAATAACCATTGGTACTACACCCTGACGTTTTCTTTCTTCATCAATGTCTGCATCAACAGTACCATATTGGTAGCCAACAGCAGACTGTACTTGCTGTGGCACTACACCATATGTACCATCATTATAATGTTGCATATCAGCGGAACCACGGCTAAACACACGCTCAGTACCGTCATTAAATGAAGATCCGGGTACGTCTGGATGACGATAAGCTAACGATGGTACATCACTAGTACCGTCTGCATGATAACGTGCTTGGGCTGGTGCGTCAGAATTAACTATATTAACAGCACCGTCACGAAGCCTATTAGCCTTACGACCTTCTTGGACCATACGCTTAATAGCTTTTTTGTTCTTAGGATTCTGTGCGGCAGGTGCTGGGATAACAGCTTCTCCGGGAGTAAGCATAGCAGGAACTGTATCAGTGCCTTGTGCTTTAAATATAGGAGATTGAGGTAACTTGTGTTGTCCTTGCTTAAACATCTCTGTACCAGCCAGAGGATTTGTTGAAGGAATACCTAATTTTTGTTTGTTAATACTTGCACCTTTAGGTAAGGGAATACCCATATCTTTAAGCCTAGCATTATTAACTTGTTGTCTATGACCTAAACCTTGATTAGCTTTTGCGGCTGCTTCTTGGAGTTTGATCTGATGTAATTGTTGTTTACGCATTTCGTCAAGTCCCATCTTAGAAGCTTCACGAGCTTCTTTATTTTGGAACTTGAGGTACTCTCTATGTTGTTTACCTGATAATGGTGCCATAGTATTTCCTTATCCAAGTATTTTCTTTAAAACTAACCCTGCTGCGATAGTAGCTCCCACAGGGCCAAGAGCCGCCAAAGCAGCACTACCACCAGCACCTAAAGCACTGCCGAGCCCAGCAGCACCAGTTCCAGCGGCTGCAGTTCCAGCTCCAGCTAATGTAGCACCTTCAGCAGCTGCAAGACCAGTGCCTAGGCTTGAACCAATAGTAGCACCAATAGGTGCAGCAGATCCTGCGGCAATACCTGTTCCAGCACCAGCGACACTTCCCAAACCGCTAGCAGGAAGAAGAGCACCACTCATAGGGGTTGACATAGCGCCTATAGCTGTTGGCATAGAAGATGCGGCAGGTGCAGACAAAGCTCCTATGTTAGTTAATGCCACTGGAGCGCCACTAGCGGTAGTTCCCATAGAACCTACTGCTTGAGTTGTCAATGGTGCATTATAAGCTTTGTATGCGGCATCAATACCCTTTGCGGCTGCATTAGTACCCATACCCATAGCCATCTGACCTAGTTGTTGTTCTGTTTGATCAGGAACAACTTGTGGTATTACTGCTTCAGAAGGTTTAATAGTCACAGCTAATGGAGCTACTGGGGCTTTATTAGACCAATCCCATGGATCATCTACACCAGTAGTACCCATAGCATAACCAGGAACACTTGTTGTACCGTCAGCAGCCATATAAAAGCTTGGGTCTTGAAGTACATCATATGGTTTTTCAGTTACTGTTGGATTAGTTATTGAGGGTGAGTTTGGTGATGGATTAAATGGTTGATTCGAATTAGAATAAACATTACCATAAACAATAGGAGTACCCATAGCAGTCTTTTGGGGTTGCATTGGTCCAGCACCTTTACCACCGCCCATAGAGGGTTGAGTGGGCATAACAGCAGGACTCATCATATCAGCGCTTGGCTGATTTGCCATATTAAACACCGAGGGGGTAGATTGTGGTTGTCCTTGTTGAGGAGCCACTGAAGTTGGCATACCTTGTGATCCAGCCATTATTTACCTCCAGTCGCTTGTTGTCTTGCAGGGTTACCATAGATAGTTGAAGCATAACGCTGAAGACCTTGCCAACCTGCGTCAAGACCTTGTTGATCAATACCACGTTGTTCACCACCAAGTTTAGCAATATTACCAACACCTGTGTTAACAATGTTAGCACCTGCTGATGCACCGCCCTGAAGAGCTTGTTCAGCTGCAAGACGTGTGCTAACATCACCTGACCTAAGATTAGCCAAGTTAGTAGCGGCATTAAGAGTACCTGTCTGAGTACCTGCCAAAGCTTGTTCAGCGGCAAGTCGGTTTCTAAACATATTGTTTTCATATTCAGCATCAACCTTAGCAAGCTGACCTGTAGTCTCAGCGTTCTGAGCACCTTGCATAACAGCTTGTCGTGCAGAACCTAATGTACCTGCTTGACCAAAACCAGTATTCAATCCTGAGACTTTCTTTTGTGCGTCAAGTAAGATACCTGACTTTTGAGCCGCAAGAGTCTCAGCACTAGGAGCCATAGCCATACCAGTGAGTCGTTTAGCTTGGTCAGCCATAGAGCCTGTGGCACTACTAATCAAGGCTTCAGAGCCAGATGTATCAACACCAGTAGAAGCAAGGTTAGCTAAGCGACCTGATTGATCACTCAAAGCACCAGCAGCACCTGTAGTTGTTGCACCAATAAGATTAGCGCCACCACCAAAAGCGTCTGATTGAAGTCTTGATGCACCAGCTACTTTGCCTAGATCACCTGACCTATAACCAGCTTCAGCAGCATTACCAACATTTTGTAGGTAGGGTTGCGCCCAATCAGGAATACTACTTACTGTACTAGTACCTCCACCACCACCGTAGTTCTTTTTTATAGAACCATTAATTTTATATTTCATTCTAAATCCTTTCGCATTACTACGTAAGCTTCTTTAAATCCAGATACATACTTTGGTAGTACCTTTGCCCATCCTGGACGACCCCATTGTTCAATAGCTTTACAGCCAGAATCACGGGCAAATTGTTCCACTGTAGGGAACACCTTAGATTGTTCTTCAAAGTCACTACCAGAAAAAGCAATGATGTGAAGTGTTTTGTGTTGAGAGTATTGTAAGTATTGAGTGAGACCAACACCAATAATATTTAAACCATCATCTACTACCGCCCAACATTGAACATATTCATTGAGGATCTTCTTAAGATAGTCTGTAAGTGATGATTCTCCTTGGCTATGCTCAATTACTTTAGTTAAGTAACCTGAAATTGTAGGCCAGTGTTGAACTGTTTGTTCGGGGGTTAGTAAAATTATTTTCATATTATTTATGGTGGTGTTGGCCACACTACGTTAAATGGATATCCAGACTGCTCAGGTATATCACGAAGTTGTTGGCGATACACTGCCCAAGCTTCTTGTTGTTGTTGAGTTAAAGGTCCGTTAGGGATTTGAGTCCAGTCAGTTGAATAAAGCAATTTTTGTCTCTTATCAGAAACATTTATAATTGCCATTCTTTCATTTTCAACCCATTGCTTTGTTGTGTAATTAAAAACAGAATATTGATCTGGTTTAGGAGGCATTTGTATTGCTTGATTATCTTCTATATAGTATTCAGAATCATTAAACCAACCATCAATATAAAGCTCTCCATCAGAAAGCTGTTGTTCAATGTTATTACAATCAATAAGTTTAACTATTTTACCGTTGTTTATGTATATTGAGTATTTCATCGTTTAGTTTCTATTACAAATAAAGATCTGTTTGAACCACCAGCAAAGGGATCAACGGTGTAAACAAATCCTGGATTTGGGGTAAAACATTGAAGTCTGTATGTATAAGTACCAGCACCGGGTGTTTCGCTATAAGACATTGCCCCTTGATCTGTTCGTAGTAATTCAGTTGAATCTCTGACAAGTCTAAATAAGGGCAGAATAGCAGCATTACCTGATTCGCCTGTGTCATAAATACCAACAAGTCTATTAGCACAACTCGAGATATAAACTCTTTGTCCTGAGGTTGTGATTACTACTGATTGAATATCTTGCCAAACATCTACTGCTGTGTTTCGGGCTTCTCCCGCAGTAAACGCACTTGTAGAAAGTGTTACAGCATTGCTATTAATATTACCTGTAGCAACTAAGTTACCGTTAAAATAGATAGCACTACCGTTAAAAGCGATATTAGTAGTTGAATTACCTAAGGCAAATGTACCAACACTATTCATAATAGCGCCAGAGCCTGTCATTGAAGTTCCAGATAATGCTGGACTTGTTCCTACAGTCAAAGAAGTTGCAACGCCAAGGACACCTGCAGCTATTTTATCAGCAGTAATTGTTCCTGCGGCAATGTTATTAGCGGTAATAGTATTAGCCGCAATATTATTAGCAGTAATTGTTCCTGCTGCAATTTTAACACCGCTAACAGCACCATCAATAATGTTACCATTAGCAACGATATTACCATTAAGACTTAATACTGAACCGTTAAATGTAACGTTAGTTGTTGGGTTACCAAGAACAAATGTACCATTAGAATACAAGTGAGTACCCGAACCAGTCATTGTTGTGCCGCTAAGATTAGGGGCAGATCCAACAATAATTTCACCTGAGGTAAGTGTACCCATGTTAGCAGAAAGAGCCGCAAGGTTTGCTACAGTAATCTTATCTGAAGTAACAGAGCCAGCCGCAATCTTATCTGCAATAATAGCACCAGCCTCAATCTTAACAGACGTAATAGCCTGTGCCGCAATAGCTTGAGCACCAATAGTAAATGCCGCAATGTTAGCGCCTGTAATAGTGTTGGCAAAGATCTTGTCGCCTGTAATTGTACCTGCTGCAATGTCTGCTGCAACAATAGCTCCAGCTGCAATCTTACCTGCAACAATAGAGTTAGCCGCAATAGCGTTTGATGTAACTGAATTAGCCGCAAGCTTATTAGCAACAATAGCTCCAGCCGCAATAGTATTTGTTGTTACTGCGTCTGCGGCAATCTTACCTGCTACAACTGCATTAGCACTGATCTTATCTGATGTAATAGCATTGGCTGAAATCTTATCAGCTATAACTGCATTAGCCGCAATTTTATCTGCAATAATTGCATTAGCAACAATCTTAGGGGATGTAATAGAATCAGAAGCAATCTTTGTTTCTGTGATAGCTGCCGTAGCAATCTTAACTTCAGTTATTGCACCAGCAACAATGTTAGCCGCATTTACCGTATCAGCTTTAAGATTACCTAAAGTATTATCTAATGCCGCAAGACTTGTTTTATTAGCAGTAATAGCACCATCAAGTACTTTTAAATTACTTACCGCATTGTTAACAATTTGTGCTGTGTTTACTGTGTCTGGATTAAGGAATCCAGTAAGTGGGCTAAGAGCAGCTACGTTAGTCTTAGCCGCAGTAACTGCACCGTCAAGAAGTTTTAAGTTAGTTACTGCATTAGTAGCAATTTGAGCCGCAGATACTGTGTTAGGTCTTAAGTCTCCAAAGGCTTGATCAAGAGCCGCAACATTAATTTTTGTGGCAGTTACAGCATTAGCCGCAATCTTAAGTTCAGTAACCGCATTATTCATAATCTCATTAAAAGAGATTGTAGATGGAGGAACAACAATATCTAAGTCAATAGCGTTACCATCATCTTGTTTCCAATGATAGTCTGGAGCAGAAGTATTAACAGCAAACTTAATCTTTCTACCACCAAGAATAAGGTAATATAAAAAATTAATAGTACCAAATGGAAAGATAGACTTGTACCAAGTATAGTCTGCTGGGTTAGTTGACTCAGTAGATGTGCTACTATTATAGATACCAAAGTAAAGCTTAAGAGTAGGTGTGTTAGAAAAACCTGTGCCTACATTGTCATCAGCATATTTAACATGGATATACTGGTAAGTATAAGAACCCGGATCTCCAGCAGGAAGATTAGGGTTAGACTCAGTACCTCCAGACAATCCATCAATATTTAAACTTAGATCAAACAAATAAGCATCAAGCTCTTTATCCCCTGTAATAGGTGGATTAAACATTATTACCTCCTGTCTGCTGGTCTAACATCAAACGATATCATTGGTAGTCTCCAATAATCTGTTGATGTAATATATAAGTTCATTACACGACCATTAGTTCTGGGGTCTACCTTGTAGCCCTGTGATTTTTGATTATTAGGTAAGAATGTAAATACATCCTCTGCGGTATATGTTGGTTCATCAATATAATTATTTTGACCACGTACTTTAATACTAATACTTGCTGTTGAAGATACTTTATCAAACAGAGGGTATATTGAATTAATAAGGGAGCTAGCTGTTAAGTCTCCTGTATTAATCTTCTTTGATACATAAGAGTTATATGGAACAAAGGTAGTACCATTGTACATAAGATAAGCATCATTAGTGATTAATGTTTGTGTGCTGGTAGTTGTAAACAACAACTCTTGTTTAGCATACACAAAAGTACTATTTAAATTCTGTGGAGCATTAAACGCATATGTAACGCTAGCTAATTGTCTCTTTGTCCATGTATTATTTTTATAATTAAAGATAAGAGCTTCGTTACATACTGTAGAAGATCCTTTAGGATAATTAATCCAGATCTCTTTATAGAATGGATTACGTACTACGTGTACCTTATTGATTTGTGCTTTATTTAAATTATTAAAGAAATACTTTTTAATTCTGAAGTCAGCAATAGATTCAATATTACCTGAACCATTGTGAATATAAATATCATTACGATCTACAACAAAGTGGTTACCATCAAACTCACATACACAATCTACACCAAGAATACCATAAGACTTTGAGTATGGGGTTACTTTAGATACTGTTCCAATAGACAATATGTTAATACTGTCTTCAGAGTAAATAAACATGTTACCCCTAAGGTCAAGCATATCAAGTACTTGAGAAGTAGAGCTTAGTTCAAATTCATCAGCTGTGTCTGTTGTAGTTCCGGGTTGCCATACTTGAGGGATATTACCTGTGGGAGCCTGAACAGACACACGTACTGTGCCTGGGGCATAAGTTATAATACCGTCTTGTGTTAATGTTAAATTAGCGGCTACCAGAGAATAATTAAATGATCTAATAACTCGAGCTGTTACAGCAAGACCCGCAACATAATTCCAACCCGGAAGAGGTTGAAAGGTTGATCCTGCTGAAGGACTACCATACAGGCAGTACAAAGGTGTTGTTTGACCGTTGTTTACAATAATAGCAAAGCCACCGTTAAATTGTGTACCTTGCCAATCACTATTGTCATACACTACGTCTGCTGAAGTAAACATATTTGATGTATTACCAGCAGCATCTACTCGAACGATAGCTCCATTCTTAGCAAAGATATTATATCCTTGATCAGGTCTTTTCCAATGAATACCATAGTTAGGAGCAATAGCTACAGTCCTGTATGCTGCTTCTCCAGTAATTGTTTGTACTGCATTATCATCAAACCGAACATTGAGTACATCAGAAAAAACATTAGGAGGAACAATTAAAGGGGATAAGTCTGTGTTGAGACCTCCCTTACCTAGGTCTGTAATTGGTGTTGCCATAAGATATCCTTTTTATTACTAATAGGTACCGATTAAGTTTTATTATATTCTTCTTCGGTTAATAGACCTGACTTGTATTTATTTGCAGGTCGGAAAATAGTTAGCTTCTGACCCCGCATTTCAGGTGCAAAAGAAATATGAGTCCAACGACCATACTCGTGAATCATCTGATCAAATTTAATTCCAGCAGCTTCAATAGCTTTACATACTGCTAACGGATTACCGTAGGGTGATGTGAAGTCAATAGCCCAACCATCCATGTGGGAGGATACTCGTGATCCACCAACGGCTACGTTTACTTCAGGTAGCCTTAGCCAAGAGTTTACGCTGATAGGTTTACCTAGTACAGCACGTATCTGTTGCATACCTTCAGCCGCCTTCTTCATGTTTTCAAGTTGACGCTCATCTGGTTGATTGTTAATACCCATCCGAACAGCCGTGTCTGAATGTGTAGCTTCTTCGAGTGTAAAGTTTTCGCTTAGCTTTGTCATTTCTTAACCCTGTCTGCAATCTTTTCCATTGTACGTCCACCAAAATAAAAGGACATAACTAGCATACCCCATTGACCTAGTAGTTCTACATAGGCTCCACGGGTTTCATAATCAAATATAGATGCAATAGCAAATCCAGAATAGGCTATTAAAAGGAAAACTAGAGTCAAGGGTCTTATATTCTTAGACATCCATGAGTCACTAGCCATATCAGCTTGCATGCGCTGAGTTAAATTGTTCTGTTCAGTTTCATACAGTTTAGTTTCATTAGCCATCTTAGCTAACTCACCCGTCTGTTCTAACTTTTGTAGTTCAGCTTTAGCAGCAGATGCTTGCGCTGGGTCTGGTAATACCCTATCGAGGATCTTTCCACCGATAGATAATAGGGGGTTTAAATTATCCAGTAAGCTCATTTTGTGTTCCTATGCTCGTCATGAGAAAGTTTAATACCAGCAAGCAAACCAATAAATCCACCAATAATAGTTTGAAATGCAGGTGACAATAGTTTAAATATCTCACCATCCTCTACTTGTCTGGAATATAAACCAAAACAAAAAGCAGAGATCATAGCTAACACAGATAAACATAATGTTGCACTAACCATAAAAGTAACATTATAAGTTAGTTTTCCTTTTAGATCTTCCACGGTTTTCTCCTTATGCGTAGATGTCGAGGGTTGGATCGTTGATTTGTCTTTCGATAAGAAGCTCTTTATTTTTGAGAAGATAAAGTTCATATTCCATGTCGTGATAGGCTTTAGTAACCCTTTTAATTTCTCTAAGAATTTCTCTTTCAACATTTAATAGCTCCAGTTTTTTGTTATAGAGTTGAAGACTTGCATTGTGGTACGAAGGATGTACTAAAGGATAATACTTATCATAGCTGTATAGTTTCATTTCTTTGTTTCCTTCTCAATGAGTTGTTGATAAAGAATAGCTACCTTACTTCTTAGTTCGGCACTATCAGCAGTGCCAGCCCATTCGGGTAGGTTATTCCAGATTAATACCAAATCTTCCTTACTACATTTAGGACCATTAAAGTCTAGCCACCTGCTAAGGCTAACGTGTCGTTCTGATGGATTAAATATTGTCATACCTAATCCATAGAACTCTACTGTAGAGCATCTAATCGTTTGAGAAGATGCTACTGATACCATCAATAATACTGCAGCTAAAAGCCACTTCATTTTAAATGTAACTTGTTATCAATAGCTAGCCATATAGCACCAAAGAAAGCACCAACGATAATCACTGGTTTAACTGCTTTGGCAAACCATTCAAGAACAATGAATGCACCTTGAGCAGCATTAAAAGCTTTAACAACTTCCTCTGTACTTTTATCTAGTTTATCTACTTTGGCTTCTAACAAAAGAAGTCGTTCATATATCTGTGAGTGGCTTACTTCTTGTTCTTGAATGATGTTCATCTATTATGCCTTTACTTCTACGTCTTGGATGTCAGGTTCTTGTTTAACTTCAAGGGCTTGCTTCAACAAAGCGAAGAAAGCATTTCTACCTACTTGTAATTGGTCTACATTGAATCGTGCTGAATCAAGTTTACGATCTAAGTCTGAAACATGGTTAAGAAACATCTGTTGTTCTTGAGTCATGTCTTCGTATTTATATTCTACACCATCAATAGTTACGGGTGTCTTTTCATTTTTTCCCATTATTATTTTCCTTTAAATTGTCACTAAAGTTAGGTAGTGACTTCCTATTTTAAAATATAATTTCAGCGCCTATTTCAACGCCAGTTTTTGTTGCAACAATGTTGGAGCCACCACTATCAGTTGCAATTTGAACAGTGTATTGTTTGTAAAATGCGCCATTTGCTGTTACTGAAATGCCAAAAGATAAAACCGGTGTTATTTGAATCCAAACTCCTCTTGCGTTACCCGTATCGGTTATAGGGCCACCAGAAGAACCAGTTTGCGTAAATCTTATCCAATAACTTGAACCAATGCTAGTAGTGGTTGGCGTTGCCCAGTTACCCGAACCTTGTATACCCCCATCGCTAGTGCCAGTTTGTATGGTTCCGTTACTGTTGAAAATGTATTCAGCGTAAGCAGTATTACCCGGATATGCAAGACCGTATACACCCACTAAAGGTGCTAGAGAAATTGTTACAGCAGATTTACCATACAACGAGTTCATACCCCAAGTTGTACCACTACCACCAACACCTGCAAGAGCACGAAGTGCGGAGTCATTCATTTCTAAAGTAGCAGTTGCAGAACGGCCTAACTCAGTGTTTGCTTGATTTAATGATATAGGCCCCGATGATGGCATCGTCATGATTTACTCCTTAATTTTAATTAGCCGAGGGAGGTGGTGGTCGAATACCACTCTGTTGAGCTGACTGAAAGTCTTGACCTAACTTGCTTAACTTCATAAACAAATCAATGCACTCACCAAGTTGTCCAACAGACAACTGCTTCATAATGACGTTGAATTCCGCTACTGTTACTTCGCCAATATTAATTTTATCGTTCATATATCTCTTCTTTTATTTAAGGGGTTGTTGGAGCAGACTCTTCTTCAGGTGTTGGAGGTGCCCATGGTAGGGCTGGCTCTGTCACCGGATCAATTTTATCTGCAATTTGTTTTGCAATTTGTGCGTTAACATGTTCTTCATAAGAACCTGTAACTACTGGTTGAATCCAGCTCAACACAATCTCTTGTGTAAGTTGGTCGTAAGGAATGAAGTCAGATTGCTCAGGATTAGGGTCTAGTGGTGTTGCACCGCTAAATGTTCCTGTGTTACCGTTCTCATCCGTACCTGTTTTTGTCCAATAAGTCTGGACTACATAGTCAGTTTCATTACCAACTCGTGTAACTTTCATGCCTGTTACGGCCCATGTATATGTGATTGCCATATTTACTCCTGCTCAGTCAACTTTTGACTTATAATGTTTTTAAAAATTTGTATTAATTCTTCAGGTACTGAATCATTAAGCCATTCCAAAATAATTTCATTTGTAATTTGATCATACGGTATATAATTGTTTTGATCAAATACTGAAGGTGTTACAGTAACTTCACCTGTAGAAGGGTTAGTTGTTTCAATTGGTTTTAATTCAAAAGGAACAACTCCCTGACAGAACGAGGAATTACCTGATTCATCTGTACCTACATAATCATAATGAATGTGAGAAACAATATCAGGTATTCCATATACTTTAGTACGACTTAATTGTCGGATATTAAATGTGTATATAATATTCATGAGTTAACTTTCTTTTCTAATTCTTCTATTTTAGAGTTTAACTTTTCAACTGTAGAAGTTAACTCTTTAATAGCCTCAATAAATAGACCAGCCATGTTACCATATTGAACACCATACTCATCTACATCTTTTGCATAAGTAACTGCTTCGGGTAAAACCTCATTTACTTCTTGAGCAATTACACCAATCTGACGTTTGTTAGGATCAACCTTTTCGTCATTTGTTTCAATACGTTTATAAAATACACCACGTAATTTGTTAACAGTAGCAAGAGCGTTGTCAACGGTTACAATTTCTTTTTTCTTACGAGCGTCTGAATAAGCAACTACGTTACCTGTTGAATAAATACCACCATCTACATACATAGCATATGAGGAACTTGTTGATGATGTTCTTACACCAAGGCAAGCATTACCTACAAGCCAGTAATAAATCCAGTATGAGTAATTGTACAAACCACCGTTACCACTACTATCAAACATACCAATAGTTACGTTGTTAGAACTTGGTAGCCTAATACCAGAATAACTATTCCTTATACCAGACAATTCCATTGGGCCGTATGTACTGCTGTTTGGATTCCAATGTGGAGTACCCGTTGCTCCCGGCCAATAAATTCCATATGTACCATCCATTTGAATCCAGTTTTGTGGACGGAAATAACCACCTCCGGCTAATGTTAACTGATACAAATATGAAACACCATTTGGATTTACGTAATAACCTGTGTCATCACGATCGTAAAAAATTGGCGCTCTTAAACTACTTGAATGCTGTAACAAAGAACTATTAATATCTACCCAAGTAGCACCAGAATCATTACTGCGCAAAAAATAGTTTGATGCATTCATGTAAATGGACGCATCGTTACCCAACCAAAATTTGGTTGCTCCTGATGGATCTCTAAATTCAGTCCAAGTAGCGCCCCTAGAAATAACACCAACCCCAGATAGGGACAATCCACCACTAGTCAAATTAAGAGAATTAAAAATAGAAGAACTTGCAGGATCTAAATAAAAAGCAGTGTTGTCGTAATCATAAAAGATTGGTGCTCTCCATGATGATGTAGAAACTCCATAGCCATTAATCCAAGTATTAAAACCACTTTCTGCGCCAAAGACACCAGTAATAGTTCCTGCTGCAGCAGTGTATAAGCCCCACCCAGAGCCACGACCACTTGAAAAGAAGTTTGGATGTGAATAACCAACACCATACATGTTGCCTGTACCTGCGTCAGAAGGGTTGTATGAAGAACCAATTGTATAGATTGGATTCGACTTTGTACTGTTGTCACCTACATTGTTGTAAGTGCCTTGGAACCATCCAGCAACAGAAGTAGATCTACCGATTGGACCTGCAAACATTGCTGCATTTAAGTTTGATGTACTCGCAAAATCACCATAATATGCCGTGTTGTCTTTTTCATAAAAAATGTTAGCGTACAATCCGTTAGCTAACAAATTTTTGCTAGCGGCAGCTCCAATAATTACAGTACCACCATCGTAATAATTTAATTCAAGCGGATCTGACCCACGACCGTTTACGGTATCAAGGTACCCGTTGCGCCCTATTAAACCGTATGTAGTGTCCGATGCAAAATACAAATTGTCGTAGTTGATGTTACTCATACGACTTGTACCTGCTGGGTCTACATAATAGCCTGTGTTGTTACTATCATAAAAAATTGGAGCATCAATTCGTGTTTCTACTAGTAAACCATTTGTTGATACAGAAGTACTTGCTAGCCCGCTACCAATGGTGGTGCCTCCATGAATGTGAAGCTTTTTACCAGAGATGCTTGAGCCACCGCCACCAATAGCAAAAGTACTATTTGTTCCATTATGCCAAATAAAATCAGCCGCAGAAGCAGCAGCATCATCGAATCCAATTCCTGTCCATGCATCCGAAGATGTTAAAAGAATTTGGTTATCATTAGTGCTGTTAATAGTTAAAAGACCTGTTAACGTTCCACCACTTAAAGGTAAATAGCTTGACAAGGCAGCGCTAGTAATATACCCACTAGGGTTACTAGAGTTATAGGGCGTATAACCTAATGCAGTAGTAACCATTCCAGAGGTAATACCTGAAATATAACCGCTAGGATTAGTAGCATTATATGGAGTAAATCCAAGAGCACCAGTCACATCAGACGATCCAAGAGTAATAGCTCCTGTACGTGTATTAAAACTTGTAACACCACCAACGATATTAATTACACCAGTAGCAGAATCGTAAGATCCTGCTCCTGTAACTGATATCGCAGAACGAGCTTGAGATGTGTTAATATAGCTACTTGGGTTAGTAGCGTTATAAGGTGTATAACCAAGGGCTGTTGTTACATTACCCGATGTAATACCCGAGATATACCCTGCAGGATTACTTGAGCTATACGCATCTGTTATGCCATAACCAGACAATGTTGTAGGCTTACCCGTAACACCACTAAATGGAACAGCTGCAGCACTAGCTACAGATAAGCTTGACTGAGGAGTCTTAGTCCATAAGTCTGTTGAGCTTACATAAACTAGTGTATCACCGTTTGAAGGTGACTGAGCAGACACATCGTGAAGCTCATCCATCTCATAACCGTTTTGAGTCTTAACTTCAATAGTACCTTGATTAGCGTGACTACGAGTAACAACACCAACATAAACTAAATGCAAGGGTGCATAAGGTTTTGTGCTTGTGTATGTTCCTGCTGTAGTTGGGCTAAGGTATAATTGAACACCTTCAGCAAAAGCAGATGTATTCAAATCACTAACAACCCCGATAACAACAACATAACCATTGTTGTTATTAGCAATGTCAGCCTGAACCATACCATAGGTTTGTGCTGAAGTAGCGTCACTTGTAGCAATAGCTTTTGAAACAAGAGCCTTGTTACCAGCAGCTCCACTAATGTACACTACAGTACCTTTAGTAAGTGTAGCTCCTGTTTCATTACGTACTTGGCTAATCAATGTAGCAGTACTACCTGCAATACCTACACTAAGGTCTTTAGTTGTTCCTGTTGTGCTAACAACAACACTACCATCATTAGACGTAATGTTGCCGATAGCACCAAGGTTAGTTAAAGCATCAGCCGCAGTAGTAGCTCCTGTACCTCCAGAGTCAACTTTTAAGACACCACTGGAATCTGCACCATCTGCTAGTTTTGATAAATTACGTGGTATACTCATATGTAACCCCTTTAGTAATAAGTTTATTAAATTGTTTATGGATCATGTTTGAATTAATCCTTAATCAATTTGTTAATAAGAGATTTTAATTCGGTTAATTGTTTCTTTAGATTTACAATTTCTTGGTTTTGTTCTTTAAAGGCTTCAACTAACAACGCTGAAAATCCACGATCCCGTAGTGATAAATAACCTTCATCACCTTTACGAACCATTTCTGGAATAATATCTTTAACGTCATCAGCAATAAAACCAATATCTTCATCTAACCCAACATATTGATGTTCTCTAGAATCTTTTTTCCAGTTAAATGTACAACCTTGAAGCTGAAGTACTTTATTTAAAGCACCTGTTAGCGGCTGAATATTTTCTTTTAATCTACGGTCAGAAGGGGAGCCATACGCTGTAATGTTTCCACGAGCAATTAAGTTTCCAGAGTGATCTAAATTTAAATTAATTAAATTTACTGTACCACTCCAAAATGTTAAATCATCTGTAGAGTTTATACCTGTATAACCAAGTGCCCAGTTTCCAGGACCAGACGCACCACTTCGATTCCAACGAATACCACCCCATGTACCTGCTGTTGGTACATTAATTCGAATACCTTCACCCCAAGACTCACTTCGTGCGGTTAATTCAATATTGCCGTTAACAATCATTGATTTAGTGTTTGCAGAAGGATCTAAATAAAAACCAGTACTGTTGCTGTCGTAAATAATACTCGAATACAACGCACCACCGCCTTGATTGGCATCAAACAATGGAACTAATCGATTTGCACCGTATAAATCTATGCCGCCATAGTAATTGCCATCTGTGTAAACATCAATATAACCACTAGTGCCGCTAAATCCAAAGCGATTATTGCCACCTATGTATTGATAACCCGGATAACCCGCACCACCCGCCCAATAACTGCCAAACGCAAATTGGTCACTACCAATAAATTGCAAAACATTTGAACGAACAACGTCTAAACGGGATACGCTATTTGGGTCGCAGTAATACGCAGTGTTGTTGCTGTCGTAAAAGATCGGTGCTCTTGAAGAACCACTAGCAAACACATTACCACTAGTATCAATTCCACAAACACTAGCACCAACAGCCTCAGAGTAAAAATGAAAATCTGCCGAACCAACTATTACGTTAGCTGTTCGTTTACCAACATACCAAGTGTTACCAGAACCTCCGTTGTAGCGCACCATAGCTTCGTAGCCGTTGCCGGGATTGATAAACAAATATTTGTGCGAAGATCCAGTAATAGTTAAATCAAAAAGGTTTGATGTGCTACGTGGGTCTGTATAGTATCCAGTATCATTACTGTCGTAGAAAATTGGTGCGCGAAAACTTCCCAATGCTTCTACATATCCGTTGTAAGTTCTTTGTTGCCAATCGTTGTTATAGCGAATCTCAAAGCGATCCGAATACCCCAGTAATGAAGTCGTAGGCACTCCTGATGTGCCTGATGCGCTAAACGAAATAACAGAAACGCCATTTGGCGCATTAAACAAGCGAATGTTTTCGTTATAATTGCCAGAGTTTGTGCCGTTATTGATCCAAACAGAACCATTGCTAAAAGTACCTTGAAGTGTAAGAGCATTTAAATTTGATGTACTTGCAGGGTCTACGTAGTAACCAGTGTTATCCAAATCATAAAATATTGGAGCACGAAGACTTGAACCATGATCTAAGTAACTACTTGTGAGAGTGGCGTATGTTGTTATTGCTGACCCGTTTACAAGCCTAAATCGCATACCTTCATTAACATGCCCTTGAAAAGTAAGCCAATAAGCGTCAGTGTAAATAGCTTTGTAAGAAAATGGACTACCAGCTTCTGGTCCAAAAATTAAACGAGGGCTATTACCTCCATCGTTTGCATACAATTGTGTATTTCCTGTTAGTGTGCCGCCAGCAAGTGGTAGCTTAGTGCTATCTGTTGCAGATGTAGCCGTAGCCGCATTACCACTAATTGAGATACCCCAAGTTCCAGAGGCCCCAGATCCTGTTAACGATGGTGAATAACTTGTATAATTACCTGCGTGGAGAACTTGGTTACTGCCTTGAGTAAGAGCGCCTGTTATGTTAACATTACCAGAGCCATCAATCCGGATACCAGTCGAATTGCTATCACGCCCAAACCACGCATAACCATCATATGCATCAATATACGCTGTGCCGTTAGTATTTTGCCCAACTCGCAATTGATTGTTAATACGTACAAGACCAGATATGGTTCCACCAGTTAAAGGTAAATAAGTACTAGCCGCAGTAGCTGAAGTCAAATAAGGACTCAATGCAGCGCTAGTAATATACCCATTAGGATTAGTACTGTTATAAGGTGTAAAACCAAGAGCACCTGTAACATCACCCGATGTTAAACTAATAGCGCCTGTTCTAGTATTAAAACTAGTCACACCACCCACAATATTAATTACACCAGTAGCTGAGTCATAAGACCCTGCACCTGTTACCGAGATAGCTGAACGAGCACCTGCTGTAGTAATATAACTGCTTGGATTAGTACTGTTATAAGGTGTATATCCTAAAGCACTGGTAACCATACCACTAGTAATACTACCTCCAGTAATATTAACATTGTCAGCATTCTGCGAAGACATAGTACCTAGCGTAGGCTTATTAAGAATAGCCGCATCACCAGTAGTTGCGTTCCAGTCTGCATTAACGTTTACTTCAGCACCAGCCTCGATACCTGCCAGCTTAGACTTCTCAGTTGTAGTATAGTTGTTGTCTGTATGTACATAAGCAGAGTCAATAACTGTGTTAGCATTGTAGCCTTGTACCGACACACCAATATTAGCTGGTTGTAATGCGCTATCAGCCTTAGTACCTTGAGCAGAAGTAGCGTATGCAGTACTGTCTGTAGTAGCGGCAGTACCTAATCCAAGACTAGTCCTTGCACCAGACGCTGTAGTAGCACCTGTACCACCTGAGCCAATAGCAACAGTACCAATAATATTTTCAGCAAGTACTTCACCAAGACCGTAAGTGTTGTATACAACTGCTTCAACAAAGTCACCTAAGTTAGCGGCAGAAGCAAGAACAAAAGAAGTTCCATTAGTTGCAGTGTAGTCAGATGTACTCAACAAAACACCGTTAACATATACTTGAATTGAATTTAAAGTATAAGTTACACTAAATGTAGTTTGTCCAGCAGTAGCATTAAAGCTTGTACGTGTATATGTACTTGTAGGTAATTCAAATGCTGACCAAGAAGCGGTTGTACCGTCTGTCTTAAGGTATTGACCTGCGTGAGTTGCTTGTGAAGGCAAACCAGTAATAGAAGCCCATGCAGCATTTGTACCGTCAGTAGTTAGGAATTGCCCTGTATGTGTTGCTTGTGAAGGCAACGCATTAATTGTTGTGTTTCTCCATGTATTAGTAGCGGAGTCATACTCTAATACTTGTCCATCAGTTACGCTTGTAACTACTACGTCATTAAGTTCGTCTAATGTATATCCATTAGCTAAAGCTGAAGAGCCTAAGCCTAAGTTAGACCGAGCAGTAACAAGATTAGTTAATTCTGAAAGGTTATTACTGGCCAACATATAGCCAGCACCTGACATATAGGCGGCAACCCAAGCTGTACCTGTGTATACTTTCATACCCTGAATTACAGAGTTAAAATACAAAGCACCAGCTACAAGAGGGTTGCCATCGTTATCTGTTGTTGGGTCAGAAGTTTTCTCACCAAGATATTTATCATCAAAATTATCAAAGGCGGCTAATGCCTGGTCACGAGCAGCTTCTGCTGCAGCTTGAGCTGATATAGCGGAATTTGCAGATGTGTTAGCATTTGTTGCACTAGTAGATGCGTTACTCGCAGACAAAGCGGCATTAGTAGCAGAGTTACCAGCAGCAGTTGCTGAGTTAGCTGAACTAGTAGCTGACGTAGCTGCGTTAGAGGCAGATGTACTAGCCGATGTAGCTGATGTAGCGGCATTAGAAGCAGATACACTTGCCTCAGCCGCTTTAGTTGTTGCTGTTGCAGCAGAGCTTGAAGCTGAGGATGCACTCGCAGAAGCCTCAGCTGCTTTAGTTGTAGCTGTTGTAGCACTAGTAGCCGCACTAGCCGCCTGTGTTGTTGCAGTTGCGGCAGATGCTGCTGAGTTAACTGCAGAAGTATTAGCAGATGTTGCGCTATTAGAAGCACTTGTAGCACTGCTTAAAGAGTTAGCGGCAGATGTTGCAGCATTAGTTTCTGAAGTACTTGCGGCAGATGCTGAGTTAGAAGCACTTGTAGCAGACACACCAGCAGATGTTGCGCTTGATGCTGCAGAGTTTGCGCTTACTACTGCTTCAGCCGCCTTGGTTGTTGCTGTTGTAGCGCTGTTAGCTGAGGATGTCGCAGAGTTTGCAGAAGCAGTTGCGCTATCAGCTGAGTTGGTTGCGCTTGTTGCGGCTTCACTAGCTTTAGTTGTTGCGATAGTTGCGCTTGCAGCTGCATTAGTTGCTTGTGTAGTTGCTGTTGCAGCACTTGCGGCAGAGCTTGTAGCACTGTTAGCCGCATTAGTTGCGCTAGTAGACGCTTCTGCTGCTTTAGTTGTTGCGGTAGCCGCAGACGCACTTGCAGATGTTGCGCTATTAGCCGAATTTGTAGCGGAGATTCCTGCAGCTGTTGCACTGTTGGCCGCATTAGTTGCGCTAGTAGCCGCATTAGCCGCAGAAATCACAGCACTTGCCGCAGAAGATGCCGCTTGAGTTACTGAAGTTGCCGCTTGAGCTGCACTTAAAGCCGCCTCACCAGCACTTTGAGCCGCAAGATTTGTATAGCTTAAGGAGTCGGCAGTATCTAGATTATCGTATTCACCACCAGCAGACAAATTACCGGTAGCACCTGGATTTATTTGGTAACCACCCTCCCCATCACTTCCTTCATATTGAATAGGGTATGAAGAGATGCCTGACGAACCATCGTCATTGTATTCTC